TGTCCAAGGCGGACACGGAAGGGCTGATGGGCTCGCAGAACTAGCATGGCCGACGCAGCGGACATCGCCACCGAACGCGAGTGCATCCTGCGGCAGGAGGCCCTGGCCCGCCTGCACGCCGCGCGCGGCGCGCAGCGGGCCAGTCTGGCCAGCCTGACCAGTCGGGCCACCTGCGAGGAATGCGGCGACCCCATACCCCAGGCCCGGCGCGCGGCGGTGCCCGGCGTGCGCCTGTGCATCACCTGCCAAAAGGAGCTGGAAGCATGATCGACCGGAACAATCCCCCCCGTGGCGTGCGCAACAACAACCCCGGCAACCTGCGGCACGGTTCGCCGTGGGAAGGGCTGGCGGCCGCGCAGACCGATTCCGCCTTCTGCACCTTCGTGCGGGACGAGGACGGCCTGCGGGCGCTGGCCAAGGTGCTGCTGAAGTACGAGCGCGACGGCCTGAACACCGTGCGGGGCATCCTGAACAAGTACGCCCCGGACACCGAGAACGACACCGAAGGCTACATCGCCCACGTGGCGGCCCGCATCGGCGTGGCCCCCGGCGCGCCCATCAGCGTGAAGGACAACCTGGAGCCGCTGATGCGCGCCATCGTGGATCACGAGAACGGCAGGGGCTGGGCGGACCACTACGCCCCGGCCACCTACGCGGCGGCCATCCGGCGCGCCAAGGGGCTGGCGTGAACCGGCTGCTGGCCATCGTTGCCGGTGCCGCCGTGCTGTGCCTGGCCCTGTGGTGGCAGGCGGAGACCATCAAGGATCTGCGGGGCGACCTGGAGACGGAGCGCCGGTCGGTGGCCACCCTGGAAGAGGCGCGGCAGGCCAACGCCCAGACCATTGCGCTGCTGCGCGGTGACATCAAGGTCCGGGACGACGCCATCATCCGCCGCGACAGAAAGGTGGAGGCTCTGGAAAGGGAACAGGCGGCGTCCCTGCGCGCCTACAAGGAAGAGGTGCAGAATGATGAAGCTACTCGCGCTTGGGATGCTGTGCCTGTGCCTGCTGCCGTGCACCGGCTGTTCGGCAAGGGTGGAACGGGTGCCCGTGCCGGTGACGGAGCGGGTGCTGCCCCCGGCCTCGCTGACACGGGAGACGGCGGTTCCGGAGTGGAGCGGCGTGACCAACGGTGATCTGTCGGGGTTCGCCAAGCAGTTGGAAGGAGCCGTGAACCGATGCAATGCCGACAAGGCGGAATTACGGGCATGGGCGGAGGATACCGCCACGGGGCAGGGCAAATGACCGAGGTCAAAGAGTGGCTGGCCAGCACATGGCTGGTGCTTGCCCTGTCCGTGGCTGGCGGTATGGCCCGCGCCGCAAAGTGCGGGGAACGCAGCCTGTGGGCGTGGTTCTGCTCCGTCCTGGTGGCGCTGTTCGCCGGGGTGGTGACCAACCTGATCCTGGTGGACCTGACCTCGCTGCCCGAGACGGCCCGCGTGGCCTGCGCATCCGTATCCGCCTATTCCGGCGGGGCCGTTCTGGACGCCCTGCAGACACGCATCGCCGACGTTCTGGCCGCGTTGCTGGGCGCTCGGCGTGAATCGCAACCGACACAAGGAGAGGACCGTGGACAAGACTATTAAGCTGAACGTGAACGGCCGCGCGCTGACCTTCAACATGAGCCTCGGGATCTACAACCGCTACATCAACGAGTTGCAGCCTTCCAGCAAGGTCGGCCCGGCGCAGAACCTGTGCACGCGCAGCGTTGCCGACGAAAGCAAGGCGGCCCTGCAGGAGCTGCTGCAGCTGCCCGGCATGGCCGTGCAGATCGCCAGCAAGCTGTTCGAGGACTACACGCCCGACATCGAGATCGAGGTGGGAAAGTAGAGGCGCGGGCGGCGGCCCTTGCGGAGAACGGCGCGGCGCAACTGGTCGCGCTGTCCCGCAGGTGGTTCCCCGGCCGCGCTGTGGACGCGGAGGCCATGGCCGAGGCGCTGTGGCTGGAACGGGACCATTGGGAAAAGATGACGGTGGCCGTGTGCAACGGCATCGCCAAGGCGTTCAACGGATAGGGGGGTAGGGCATGGCCACCAAGCTGGAGCGGCTGGAATTTGCCATCG